AGCAGCGCCTGCATCTGGTCGTCAGTAAGATCAAATGGATTTTTAGAAGACGTTTTATTTTCTTTTTCGGTATGTGTAACTGTTTGTGGTTGTTGTTGCAAAGCCATCATAGGCGCTTGTGCTTGTGCTTGAACCATTCGTGGATCCATAGCCATCATAGGTGGTTCGAGTGGTTGTTCTGGTTGACCCATGATATCAGAAATAGGTGTAGAGTCCATCGTTTGTTTATTTTCACTCATATTTTTTTCTGGCGCTATATTTTGCGGATTATCTTGAAACTGCGTGTTATCGAGAGATGGTGGTACAAAATTGCTCGATTGGTTGTTATTTAACGATACCATACCACTATCACCCGTATCAGATAAATTCATTGTCATAACATCGGTCATTTACTTACTGTGTGTATTTTTTGTTTTAATATGACACGCATTAGCCTGATGATCTAAAAATATAAATAACCAAAAAAAGTAAAAATAATTAACTTTTTAAATTATATTTTGGATACAAACACCCAATCGTTTTTATAATTCTAGGTAAATCGTTTAATTCGTCGTAATCACACATGTCGTGATCAACATAAACTGTTTTAGTTTCGTGACACACATCAATCAATACACGATACCCACTATCACCACCAGTCATTTTATTTATTTCATCTTCTGGAAATAAATGATCACGAAAACCTATACTTACTACTGGTTTATTAAATATATTCAAGGCTGAACATACTTTTCTAGATAAAATTCTTATCATTTCTTCTTAATAACTTTTAATTGTGTTGTTTTTTTAACTGCATTTCTATCACCTATTTTCATATTACCATGCCTTGGATTAAACATCTTTTTGTGCGTTTGCCAATATTGTGGTGCACCAACTTTAAAGTTTTTTCGTAAAGTTGCTTTATACCAAAAAACACAATCTTCTATTCTATTACTCTTAGACGTGTTATCCAATACCAAACACTCGTAATTCTCTGTACACGAATCCATGACTTTATTGAACATCTCAAAAGTTGGAAAAATACCAAAAAAGGATTTATATAACTTTTCGCGATTTTGAATAATGTTTTCTCTTAAAATAAAAACATAATCTACGTTTGCCCTGAGTGCTGGTGGTAAATCCATACAATACTGCATAGTTAACATGAAAAATATCTTCCAATGTCTCCCATTCATAAAACACTGACGAATACACGTATCTTTCATAAATTTCGAATCGTACATGCAATCATCTAAAAGAAGAAATGCACCGCAATTAGTTTTTCCAGCACCGACTAATTTTCGTTGTCTATCCATAACACGTTCTATAGCTTCCCTGTCGTAATCACCGTATATGAAAAGATCTGGTATGAACTGCTGATAATAATGATTACCTTCTTCTGTTGCAGATAACACTATACCAGCTGGTAAATGCTTTTTGTGAAATAATATATCAGTTACCAAAGTCGATTTCCCGGTATTTCTTTTACCTATAAAAACACAAACTTTATCGTCGGCCATGTTTTCAGGCTTGAATTTTCTAAGTTGAAGATTCATTCTATGATACCGTATCGTTTTATTTCATAATATTTTACTCACACTTAATAAGAATGGCTGGACGTTTAAACCTTACTGCCACAGGTGTACAGGATTACTGGCTCACAGAAGAACCAGATTTTTCATACTTCCTGATGAATTTTAAACGTCATACCAAATTTTCTACAGAAGCAGTAAAAACCCCATTTGATGGGAACTGTAATTTTGATACCATTAATGAATGTCGTATACCCAATAACAAGGGTGATCTCATGCGAAGTGCTATGCTTCAATTTACTTTACCTCAACCCAAGACAACTAATAAAACTTTTTTAGTTACTGTTAGCGGTGGATATTTTTATATAGACGGAATTAAACGAAATCAATTAACCCTTTATGAAGGCACTACGTATTTTTTTAATAACGCTGATCACGCAACACACCCTTTTAGATTTTCAGTAACATCAGATGGTACACATAACAGTGGTTCAGAATACACGACGGGTGTAACAAACCCGGGTTCATCTTTTATAACGTTTACCGTACCTATAAATGCACCATCAACCCTATACTATTACTGTAGTAATCATCCAGCGATGGGGTCGAATTTCAATATAAAACAACTCAGATACATGAGATCGATAGGATCAAGGATAATAGATTATGCAGATTTAATAATAGGTGGTCAAACTATCCAACGTATAACGGGTGATTACATATACATGTATAATCAAATACACGATACGTTTGACGATAACGACCAAACAAATTACTTTCTATCAGGACAAAATTATTACATAGTACCAGATACTGGAGAATATACGTATAATGTTCTTTTACCTTTCTATTTTTTTAGACACCCAAGTTTATCTATACCAATATGTGCATTAAGAAAACAAATTGTAGAAATACACATAAAATTCAAAAAAATAGAGGATGTCACACTCGCTTATACATTAAGTAATGGCGAAATAGAAAGTCCTCCATCTGATATATCAGCTTCCATAAAAGATGTTTCCTTAATAACAGATTTCTTTTACATAACAGAAGACGAAAAAAACTTTTTACTGACTAGTGAGAAAGAATACGTCATTACACAACTTCAAATGTCACAATTTAAAATGAATCCTTCTATATCCAAAAAATCAATTATGATTAATTTTAAAAATCCCGTAAAAGAGATGTTTTTTATGGCTGTAAGCGATGATTTAAGTAAATATAACCCAATAAAAAATGTTAATTTAAAATTTAATAATAATGTTATATTTGATGCCAATAATTTAACTCTGAGTTACGATCATCCACTCAGATATTATACAGGAACAACAAAAAATAATTTTGGTGTGTATAGCTTTTCATTAAAACCTGAAATATTTTATCCAACCGGACAAGTTAATATGAGTAGAATATCTCATAAACTATTAGAAATTGAACTCGATAACCCAGATCCATCCTTTGGACACACGGTATACTTGTACGCAGTTAACTATAATACGTTATGTATTAAAGGAGGATTAGCAGGTTTAAAATTTTAGTGAGTTATACTAGTAATGGCTGGTAGATTACAGCTATCAACAGAGGGAACACAAGACGTATTTTTTACAGACGATCCAGAATATACGTATTTTGTTAAAGATCATATAAAACATAAAAACTTTTCAATATTTAACACCGATCTAGACGTAACAGGTGAAATAGAATTTAATAATACATTAGAATGTACAATACCACAAAATCAGGGTGACCTTATTAAAAATATAAGCGTAAAAATAGAACTTAATCCAATACCACAAAACCACTTAGGATCTCCTTATATTGGGTTTGGATACCTAGAAACTATAGGTCATGCCATGATAGAATACGCACAACTGTACATAGGAAACCAATTAATTCAGAATATAGATTGCGACTTTTTAGAAATTTATTCAGAAAATTTCGTTACACAAACAAAACAAGAAAATTTATCGAAACTTATCGGAAAACCACCTCTAGAGAAATCTGGTACAGAAGTATCAGATACGTCTATAAATTCATATTTAGGATTTGCAGATACATCAAACGCGTACCCTAAATCGTTTACAGTAAATTTACCATTTTATTTTCATAATAACCCAGAACTTGCTATACCCATATGTGCTATAACACAACAGGAAATAAAAGTCGTTTTAAAATTACGAGACGTAAACGATTGTATATACGGAAGAGTTCATGCTTCTTCGAAAGACTATAATATGTATTGTGCAGGAAGTCCCAAAGGTCTAATAAAAAATTTAAAAATTTCAACAGAAATGATAGAATTAATTCGTGATGAAAAAGAAAAATTAAAAAATAGTAAAATTGACCATATAATAACACAAATACAACAAAACAAAAGAACAATACCCGCACACCCAACTTCAAATCAAGTAAATCAAACCATCGAACACAGACTTAATTTTAAAAATCCTGTAAAGGAACTTTTCTTTGTGATACAGAGGAAAAATAACAGGGTATTAGATAGTACAAATTTTACGAGTACATTCGATTACGATCTTAAAAGTTACCAATTTTTAAATGGGGAATATTTAAATTATGAATCTTTACGAAATTTAGAATTAAGTTTAGACGATAGAATTATATTAAATGAAAAAACAGGTGATATTATAAATTTACGAGCAATTCAAAGTGGTATACATCATTCGAGAACGCAATTATTCAGGAGATTTTATTCGTATAGTTTTGCTTTGGAACCAGAACGTTGGTATCCCACGGGACAAGTTAACTTTAGTCTCATAAAAGATCAAATCATAAAACTCACTCTTAACCCAGATTACGATCAAGGTATAAGAGAGCTTAGAGTTTATGCCCTTAGTTATAATATTCTCAGGATAGAGAACGGTATAGCTACAACACTATTTAACTTATAATGAATCAAATAGAGAAAGACGCGAATGCCGATTTAATTAACCAGGTTCAGGACTCTGCTATTAATATTATACAACCCATTTTAGAACAGTCTGTAATACTCGCAGCTGAATACGCTAAAGCGTGTGGAAGAGATACAGTACTTTCAGAAGATTTAGAATACGCCATGAAATATTGTACGATGTACGAGGTTGGTAAAAAAATAGGAACACATTTTCCAGATATGTACGATGAATCTGATACTGATGATGACGACGAAATAGAAACAGTAGACGAAACAGAAGAAGATATAAAATTTGAAAGGTATTCTGGAAGAGAATATAAGTTTGTAAAAATGAATTTAGCTTACGATGACTGGGAAAAATGGGTACCAACAAATCCGTCAGAACAGATGTTAAAAAATACTATAGATAGTAATGAACACATCAGATCTGAAAGGATGGGAAGAGACGACTTCTAATTATAAAAATATAAAAAGTGACGATGAAGATTCTAACTATGACATTATCAGCGACGATAACGAAACTGATAGTGATAGCGATAATGAATCGGATATATATTTAGAAAGTAGTACAGGAGGTGAAACTGAAACTGAAACTGAAACTGAAACTGATACAGACTCTTTAAAAAGATTCAAAACAAAATCAAATTCTACAGCCCAGAAAACAAAAGGTTATAAAAAACAAAATTTTAAAAAAATTATGGTAATAGAAGATTTATTACCCGAATAAAAATATATTTATATAATATAAAAATGTCTGCCGCTGAAACTGTTACCCTTGTTACAAGAGAACTTGAATCTCAATCTCTCAATGCCGTCGTCGCTGGATTTTCCTTTGCGGCTGCCTTATCCTGGATGGACTTGGTCAGATGGATCGTTAATAGATTCGTCAAACTCAACAAAAATAGTGGTGTTAATTACGGTCTCACCGCCATCTTCACTACACTCTTGTCCGTTATAATCTATATCATCATGTCTAGATTGTCATCGCGCGTCAGAAAACCAGACCAAACCATGTACGCTGTTACTCGATAATCTTTTTTTTAGATGTTAACAATAATAAAAGTAAAACACCAAATATAAGAATTATAAAAATCTGAATAAGAGCATCCCATTTATGCGAACTCTTCTCATCTTTATCAAAATCTTCTTTTTTTGTAGAAGTTTTTACGATATCGTCCAGAGTACTCATATCTGCACCTTTTACACTTTTTTTACTCGATAACTGTTTTTTCATAACATCAGATACCTGATTAGGTTGATCTGTTTCAAGTCTATCTGTAGTCCCAGTAACAGATAATTTAATAATATGATTTGCATTTCTAAAATCGTAAGGAATAAGCCTGTTATTACTACTGTAATAAAACTGAACTCGTAATTTTGTTATATTTTGAGAACCAGAATGGAAAATATGTTCTATAGTATCATCTGTACCAGAATAATTAACAACATCACCACACATAAGTATACGACCAGTATAAAAAGGTGAATCGGAAAACACAGTTTTATTAAATTCATCAGAACCACTGCTTAATTTAACAATAATACCATCTATACCCTGTAAATTAATACTTCCAGTTATAATTTTGTTATTAGAATCAGACGAAATGTCGTTTGCTGGTAAACCAAGTACATCGTGTGGTGTAGTGTATCCAGATGTATTTGTATTATACCCGTTTGTACCCGAATAAAAATCAAAAGTAAACGAACCTGAACCAGTGAAAGTTATGGCATTTGTATCTTTATCATAAGTAGCACTTGTAATAATACTAGAAGCAGTATTTATAGCATTAGCAAGATCCTGACCACCATAATTACCAACAGGTATAGTTATTTGAGTACCGTTTATATCAAATTTGTTATTTCTATTGTGTATGAGAAATTGACTATTATGTATGCGTGCTGATATTAGTGAAATTTTTTTAACATCATAAATAGGTGTTTTTAAAGATATCACGTAATCACCTGGATTAGAATATAAAACAGGGTCACGCTCGCTACTATCTATATCTAAGGTATATACCTTCATTAAAATATAGTGATAATATTTTAATGATTGCATTAACTCAATTTTTATTTAATTTTTAAGAAAGACTGTGTGCTAATGGATTAGAATACAGTTGTCTTTTAGCTGTATTCAGGGAATTTTGAGATGCATTTGGATTTTGTTTACCTTTAAACGAATTCAATTCGTAATAATCGTTTTGTCTATATTGTTGAGTCCATGCACCGTCTGCCGAATTAACACGACCATCTATTCGTGTAGTATCCGATCGAAATGTTGTTGGTATACCACCTTGGTTAAGAGGCCCTGCTCTAACATTCATACGTCCACCTCCATTCATGCGTCCTGCTTTACCACGACGATCATCTATTCTAATTCCGTAACTCTGTTGTTCTTCAAAGTTACCTTGCTGAGCTTTAACAGCTGGTGAATTCAAATAACCGTGTGCATATTTATTAATATTCGGTGCTGGATGATTAGAATATTCAAATTGTTCTATGTTACCATCCTTTTTATTTCTAGTAGGTGCCTGGTATAAAGTATTTGCTGAAATAATTCTTTTTGGTGCTGCTATAGAAAGACCATCTGTTCGCGAACCCGTTTCTGATCGATTTGTCTCTCTTATTGTTTTTTCGTGACTACTTCTACCAGACATAGCAGACATACCTTGAGCTCTTCCCTGTTGAGGTGGAAGTCTTTCTGGTAAAAATGCAGTTTTCTCTGGTCTGTTATTTCCTATCTCACCTGATATACCTCTTCTACCACCAGATTTATCAAATGCAGGACCAGAACGCCCTGGTAGTGTAGTTAGACGATAAGCACCAACATTTTCGGGGTTAACACGAAATAATTGTTGATAACCACCAACCGAATCAACATCGGGTCCAACGCCCAAACCTGGACCAACAAGTTGTTTTTCCACTGGTGAAATATTATTCATTCTACCAGCATCAAAACGATTACGCATACCCATGAGTTCTTGACCACTCGTTCTAGGTTGGGGTGCTATATCAGAAAAGGAAGGTGTTTCTAATTTATTTTGAATTTGTGGTTGAGTAAAAGGACTAACAACAGACGGCACAAAATCAGGTGTAACTGTGTGTACTGGTTGTTCTGTCGGTAATTCTGTTATTACATAGTTTTCAGAATTTTCTGTTTTCTTACTTAATTTTTTTCCGGTATATACCAAACCAGCGATAGCTAAAATGGATAAAGGATCCGCCATTCTTATTTGTTATTAACATTTTTATTCATGTATCTTTGAACAAACATACCATTTTTAACGTCACACCGAGTACTCGATGCATCGTACGCCTGACTTCTTAATGGGAGATTACATTCTTTTGTTTCTGGTGGTAAATAATTATTTCTACCTGGAGCAACTATTTTTTGAAACATTGTCGTTGACTGTGGTCTGAGTTGATCACTAGTTTCAATATATTGCGCGGGAGAACCTTTACCTGCCATATATGGAGCAGTTCCATACAGCATAGTATTTGGTCTACTAGATGTATAATTAAGTGTACTGGGCTGAGGATAAAGTAAAACTTCCTCTGTAGCACACGAAGATGGTACAGCTGGATTTTGCACCAATTTCATTCCTGGTTGGAGTTGATACGCCATTTACTATTACATGAGAAATTGTTTAAGCAAATCGAGTATAAACTATTTTTTTAGTTTCAAAATTATACAGAGCCACCGTGCATGCCACTTCTTTTATTACTTTCATAATCCAATCCTGAAAAAGCACCTAACTGAACACCTCTAGCATTAGGATCACAAACTCCGGGATGTGTTTTACACATTGGATCACCCTTTTTACCATATAACCACTCTGCAAATGCAGTTTGATCACCTGGAATATTACTAACGGGTGAAGTTACAAATTGTCTAGAAAATGCATTTCTTTGATATTCGGGCATAGATGATCGAGACCTAGATGGCCCATATGGAATACCCTTCGTCAAAAGAGCATTTATATTTTTTTTAATATTTGATTTATTAGAATAACACGCCGATGGTCTATCTGGTCTACCATCAAAATCTGTTAAAAGAACATTACCAAGAGGATTTTCTTGATCTGGCATCTGACATGTGTTAATATAAGTTTCTGAAGTTGGACTCGCTGGTTCGTTTATTTTAGAACCGTCTTTAATCATACCAGAACTATGCATAACATACAAAACACCCAAAGCTGTTCCACCTAATACAAATATACGAACATCGCGACGTATAAGGTAAAGAAAACAAGTCGCATATATAATAAATCTAGCAGTAGCATTCACACGTTCTCCTGCACTCTGAGTATCTGTTGGCCAAAATTTGTCTATTTTATCTGTTCTAATTATTTGTTTTGGATCTTCAAACAAAGAAGTCATTTTATATATAATGAGTTTATTTTTTCAACATTCCACCTAACATACCCTGCATAGATTTCATGAGTGCAGATTCATCAATTTTTTCACCACTATTTTCCAATTTATCGGCACATTGTTTTGCAACAGTTTCGATCATAGATAATGTATCTTCTGGGATAGCATTAATTGTTGTACCCAACATATACAGGGTTTGTATATATTGCCATATAGCACTTTTGGTATTTTCAGAAATATCACTCCAATACGCCCTGATGTTACAATCTTTCATAAAATCCATATCTTTTGCATCTTCGAGAAGAAAAGACTCATCTTTAGAAGAAATTTTTTCAGAAAATGGCGTAACACTCGCCATAAAACCATCTACTACGAGCCGTGGATTTGTAGATTGCATTAAATCAAAAGCAGACATACATTTTTTAAGACCCTTCTCTTCTGGAAACGTTTTATGTAACTCAGCTAGAAATTGACCCATCATATCATTAAAAGCAGAAACCGAAGACATTTTTATATATAATTAGTTGGTTATATCTTTAAGTAAATAAAC